CGCGGGAAGCGCAAGCTCCTCAATTTCATCGGCAAGTCTAAGGCTCGTCTCATCACTACTCGCAGCGGCAAGACAATCGCATCGAATACACCACTGGCCAAGCGTAAGCTCAGCCTTCGTGCATACCACGAAGTCTACCACGAAGACGAATGGGATGAAGAGCTATTGGGTGATGTCAGCTCACCACGCTCCGCGATTGTAGTATCACACGCATCAGCATTTCAACGTGCATACGATGAAGCTGTGATTGAAGCTGCCACTGGCACTTCCTACATTGGAGAAGATGGCGACGAAGCTGTAGTTCTTCCTTCTACCCAGAAGGTGATCGTGGCATTCGGCGGCACTTCAATCGGTTTGACCCTAGCTAAAATCATCGAAGCCAAGTCTATTCTTGGTAAGAATGAAGCTTACGGACAATCCAAGGGAATGGGCGGCGAGAAGCTTCTGTTCTTTGTAACCCAGGCACAGCTTGACGATTTGCTTAACGATGTGGATCAAGTATCCAACAGCCGTTATTCAGACGTGAAAGCACTTGTGACTGGCGAAGTCAACAGCTTCATGGGATTTGAGTTCATTCGCACTGAGCTTCTTGAATTGGATGCCGCTACCGATATCCGCACTTGCGTTGCAATGTGTGCTTCGGGCGTAGCATTTGCCAACAATGGCATGTCAACCAAGATGATCGTTCGTGATGACCTCAACGAAACTCTCCAAATCCGCACTAAAGGCCGCCACGGAGCGACCCGCACGGAAGAAGAGAAGGTCGTGGCCGTCTACTGTGACGAATCCCCATAATCTAGTTAGCCTCCCTGCATGAAGCAGGGGGGCAAACAAACCACTTAACTTAATAAAGAAACATAAATTATGGCTACTCTATATTCAGACATTGGCAACGATCAGTTGCCTACCGCACAAGCAGACACTTGGACTCGTAACCCCGGTAACGAAGAAACAGGTAATCTCCTTGTAACAGATGCTGTCTACACCTTGACAGCAGACACGGACGAAGCAGCAGCAGACGTTCTCAACATTTGCAAGATCCCAGCAGGAGCGCGTATTATCCCGCATCTCTGTAAGATCGTAGCAGAAGACCCTGGAACCGCATTTAACATTGCCACTATTGGCACTGCTAAAGTCGATTCTGACGGTTCTGCTGTAGATGATGCAGACAAGTTCTCGACTGCTGTTGACATCAGTGCAGGTGGAGCCTTCGACTTCGACTATGCTGCACAAGCTGGCGGCTTGGTTGGATCGAACGAAACTGAACCAATGTGGCTGCAAGCCGTCCTTGGCACAGTTACCGCTCCCACCGCAGGTCAGACAGTTCGCTTCGTGATTGCCTACTCAGTGGCAGTCTAATCGGACACAAACTCTCCTACGCATAACGTCAGTGTGTTGGACAACTTAGGGGGGGCGGGACAAGTTCCCGTTCCCTCTTTTTACTTTTTAAGATCATGGCAAGCATTACAGACATCGCAAACCTAGCACTGCAACACCTTGGAGAATCAAGGATCCAGTCTATCGAGGATACTGACAAGGTATCCACAACCCTGAGAGTCAATTACGATCAATCTCGGGAGGAGGCACTAGAGGCATCGCCATGGACATTTGCGCTAGAGCTTGTCGCATTATCAAAGCTAGTCACTCCGCCAGTCTGGAAGTGGGGGGCAGCGTATCAGCTACCAAGCGACTATATCAGGCTATACGAGATCGATGGAGATCACGCATGGTATCCAAGAGAATACTTTGCAATCAAAGGGCGCAAGCTGTTGATCGGCAGAGACGAAGAGTATGCAGACCTTCCAGACACATTGAATATCGAATACGTCAAGGATGAGGAGGACACTAGCCTTTATTCGCCGGCATTCGTCGAAGTCTTAGCAAAGAAGCTGGCGATGAAATGTGCAAGGACGCTGACAGGCAGCGACAAGATTAGGCAGCAACTCATGGAGGAGTTGGAGAAGATCGATATGCCAGCAGCCAGAACCATCAATGGTCAGAATGTTTATTCTGGCAAAAACCATCCAGTCCTTCAAGTTCAAGCAAGATCCTTCTCACGTAGAGCAAGACGCAATAGCGAAATCATCTGAACATGATCACCAATCTCATTCCCTCCTTTAACGCTGGTGAGTTATCACCAGACATTCATCTACGCAGTGACCTAGAGAAGTATCGGAGTGGGTGCAGGACACTTGAGAACATGATCATCACGCCATACGGGGGGGCTGAGCGTAGAGCAGGATTTGCTTATACGGCTACAGCACCAGGGCAGTCGCGGCTATTCACGTTTCAAGCGGCCATCGATCAAGGATACATCATAGAAGTATCAGAAGGGCAGATGAGATTCTTCAAGCGTGATGCAGCGATTCAATCAGGAGGATCAGATTACACTGTATCCAATCCATACACGGTCGATGACCTTGGGCAGCTACAATTCATCCAGATCAACAGCATCGCCTACTTCACGCATCCAAGCTATGCACCATACAAGCTATCACGCATCGCAGACGCATCATGGACGTTTGCGCCAGTTGACTTCACCTATCCGGCTATGCTGGATGAAAACCTAGTTTCAACGAAGAATATCACCACGGCAGCAGGAGCGGCAGCAGCATCTATCGCAGTATCTACAGACTTTGATTTGTTTGAGACATTGCACGAAGGAGCCTTCTTTCAGATCAGCCATGAGCGACCAGATGATGAGTATGAAGTGAAAATTACGGCGGTATCCGGAAACAACGGGGCATTTTCTAGCGAGATTCAAGTTCAAGGAAGTTGGGATCTAAGCACTTACAATACGTGGAATGGATCATTTATAGTGCAGCGGTTTAGAAATGGGGCATGGGAGACAATCAGGACATTCACAGCAGCTAACGATGCAAACTACACAGCCGGGGGAGAAGAGTCAGAGCTTACACGTTATCGACTTGGATGGGTTCACGGAGGAAATGGATCAGGTTCACCATACGCTGTCCTTGAGGCTTCGGGATCCTACCTACGAGGATTAGTGCAGATTGATACAGTCAATAGCGCACGGAGCGCACAGGCGACCGTAGTGCAGGCAGTCCAAGCGGGTGCGACTCAATTTTGGAGAGAAGGCGCATGGAGTGATATCAATGGCTATCCGCGCACGGTAGCAGCGCATGAGCAGCGAATCATCTATGGTGGCAACGATTTCAGACCTCAGACCGTTTGGGGTAGTGCTGTTGATGATTACGAAAACTTTAATCCCGGGGTTGAGGATGGGGATTCGTTCACTCATACGCTAGTATCTGGGCAGCAAAACGACATCCAGTGGATGATCTCGGCTAAGGCACTGCTTATCGGCACATCAGGAGATGAGTGGGTAATGTCGGCCAAGGATCAGGATGGCGTCATAACACCGACAACAGTTAGCGCACGAAGACACTCAGGCAATGGCAGCGATTTCGTAATGCCTAATCTGGTTGATGAAAACATTCTATTCACACAGCGAGGAGGCAAAGTATTGCGGGAGATGCGTTATTCATTCCAATCAGATGGATATGTGACCCAAGACTTGACCCTCTTAGCGTCTCACATCGCCACAGGAGGCATCATTGATACAGCATGGCAGACACAGCCACAGAGCCTCTTGTGGTGTGTTACAGGCGATGGGAAGCTATTAGGACTCACGTATGATCGAAGCCAGAATATCATTGGTTGGCACAGGCACGAAACAGGAGCATCGAGCGATGGATTTGAATCAGTGGCAGTTAAGAAAACCCAAGGCGAGAATGACCAAGTTTGGGTGGTAGTAAGACGGACGATCAACGGATCAGTCGTCCGATACGTGGAAAGGCTCAATCCAGATGGATTCTTTTTGGAGACTCCTTGGAGTTTAGGCTATCCAAGCACGTTCGGCGTAGATTCTTGGACGCAATACGAACAACCAGTATCACAGACAGCATGGGCAGGAGCCTTAGCTTCTTACACTGCTGGAGACATTCGCTATAGTGGCTACTTCGCAGGGTCGAGAGATTACCCTTTCACATGGACTGAAGACACCGACGAGCTTTACTACTGCCTGATATCTCATACGGTTGCGCTAGACGATGTGGCGGCAGAGACTTCAGCATCTCCACTGAATCATGACACTATCCCTGGAGAGAATTGGGTAAGAGTCGAAGCTTGGCAGCCGTTATCATCTGGATATTCATTCGTTCTCAACAATTACGCATACGATGCCAACAAGGTTTATATCTGCATCCAAGCGCACACCAAGTCTACAGCCTTGCTCACAAACACCTCATACTGGACTGAGGTTACCACCTATTCATCAACACCTCTTGAATGGAGATACAAGACACCGCTCTATTCTGATGCGCCTGCCGACACAGTTCCAGCACTCGATGAGGTTCAGAATCTAGGAAGAGTTTATGATTTGTCTACAGTGCATGAAGGCTACACGGACAAAGAACCAGGAGTGTCGGCAGGCTTTGATTCATGGTGGGATCTTCAATACTCGGTTTATACGCTGGCTGATCAAGTTGTCTACGGGGGGATAGTCTATGAGTGCATTTTGGGACATACATCATCAGCCACCACAGAACCGACCGTTGGTGCTACATGGGAGACATACTGGGAAGTGGTGCAGACAGACTTTGCGCTAGACGACCTTGTGAGCGAGGGGGGAGTGAATTACAGTTGCATCTTAACTCACACACCTAGCGCAGCAACAAGACCCGGGATCGGGGCATCATGGGCTACCTATTGGGAGTTGCAGATCAGCACCCCCAATCTCTTGTTCTTCGTGGACTCAGGGATGTCTCAATTCAGCGTTACCTTGGCAGCGGACGAGTTCACAGGGCTAGATCACCTAGAAGGCGAGACTGTCCAAATAGTCGCAGAAGGGAAGGTGCTGACACCGAGGACGGTCACATCTGGCAAGATCACACTAGACCAAGACGGGGATCCTACAGGATTACTTACAGATATATCAGTAGGGCTTGGCTTTGAATCTATTCTGGAGCCGATGGCACTAGAGCTAGGTCTGGCCAATGGAACGAGCGTTAGCCGTGAGAAACGCATCCATGAGATAGCTATTTTCTTCAAAGATTCATACGGCTGCAAAGTATCAGACTCACTCACAGGAGACTTTGAGAACCTAAAATTTTACGATAGCGTCTTCACCAGCACACCAACGCTCTTCACTGGAGTAGTAGATCACAGGCTAGAAGCTCGTCACACGAAGACAGCAGTCTTTGTAATTAAGCAAGATTTACCTTTGCCGATGATCATCCAAGCAGTAGTTCCTAAATACAACATCTATGGAGACAATATGTGAAGTCCGGCATTATGAGGCCGATGATTACGCTACCATAAAGAAATGGTGGATTGATCATGGTGCAGACCCTATGCCTAAAGGGATGATTCCCCAATCTTCGGTGGTGATCACTATAGAGGGCGAGCCAGCAGGGTTTGGTTCGGTCTTCCTATGCAATTCCAATCATGTTGGATTCTTTCATGGCATGGTAACGCGACCAGGCTTGAGGCTAGGAGAAGCGTTTGCGGTGCTATCGGCCATGCAGGACGGCATAGACGTAATCATGCAGTCAGGTGGTCACACTCACTTACTTGGCACTGTCAGGGGGGATGCGATGATTAGAGGCGCAAAAAAGATGGGCTTTTCAGTATCTTCTGGCACACTGAACCAAGTGGAAAGATTGGTTAAACCTTCAACAATATGAAATAATGGGACTAGAAATACTAGCAGTAGCGTCTATTGCTACTTCACTCGCCGGAGCTGGAATGTCTGCTTACGGGCAATATCAAGCTGGGAAAGCCCAGAATGAAATGGCCAAGCGCAATGCTAAAGCTACAGACCAAGCACGTCAGGCAGAAGCTTTATCGGCTCAAGAGAACGTGAAGAGATCGCGTCAAATGAATCGGCGCAAGCTTTCGTCTATCCGGTCACGGATGGCGGGATCAGGCGTATCGGCCACATCAGGCAGCAGCTTGTCAGTTCTTGGGGAAGCATCGGAGGAGATGGAGTTGAAGACTTTGGATTTATTCCGTAGCTCAGGAGCCAAGCAGGTAGCGTATGGCAATCAAGCTAATATGCAGCGATACGAAGGCAAGCAGGCTAAAGCAGCAGGCACGATGGGAGCTGTAGGCAGTCTTATCGGCGGCGTGGCACAGGCCGGAAATCAGTATCGAGTGAGCAAGTATTGGGGGGCATAAGCTATGGAATATCTACAAGGAAAAGAAGCAGTTGATTCTGGAGCAAGCCCCGTCTACGGCAGTATGCAGGTAGCGGGGATGGTTGGGCAGTCAGTGTCTAAAATGGGAGGCTTATTTCAGAGTTTAGGCGAGCAAGGCACTGAGATAGCTGTTCAAGCGGCGAAGGCAGATATTAGGCGCAAGTCCAATGTCATGCAGTTGGAGTTGTCGCAGAAGAAGGCCGAATACGAAGCCAATATGCTACGCAATCCTAACCCAGAGCAATGGTTGCCAGAGTGGGAGAAAGAGGTAGCAAATCTTCGCAATCAATATGTCCTGCAGGACGCGAGCGAGGGGGAGAAGGCTGTGATGGGGGAATCATTTGAGGGATGGGCAGGCAAGACCACAGTGGATATGCTTGAGACTAGCACTGTTGCTTTGTTCCAGCAGGACAAGCAAAGCATGATGAATATCATCGATGAAGGCATTCGCACTGGCGATGACGGATTGATTGAGACGGGATTAGCATCAGCGCAGTCTATGCTGGGAGACGAGAAGGCAGAGGCTCTAGCGATGGACGTGTATCAGAAAAGAGACAGGACACGGCTGGAAGGCGATATGCTTGATTCTCCTTATGAGATCCTTGAATCAATTAAGGATGAAACGATCAGAGATGAATATCCCGGCATCAGCGAGGATGACATCGTGTGGGCGCGTAGGCAGGCAAAAACAGCATCCAACGTCAAAGATGGCGACTTGATGAACAATTATTACGACATGGCAGCAGCAGGCCAGATAGCCACTATGGAGGGCTTGGAGAAGGCATTCAAGGGGAAGGTTCCACCAAGACTCTACGAGCGTATGCAGAAGGACATGAAGAGCCGTATGGATGACAAGGCGCAAGCACTCATCGATGCTCCGGCTTACCAAGATGCTTTAGTAGGGAGAATCGAGATGGGATTAAGTTCTTACAAGATCAGCGATGAGGACGGAGACGAGCAGCTATTAGACCTGACCCAGATGATTGGAGATGTGAAAGATGATGAGGAGAAAGCTTATTACAAGAAGATGATCGCGGAGAAGCGAGCTGGGCAGAAGACAATCAAAGGGCAATACAGGAGTGCTGAAGTGCAGCAGGCAGCAGATCAACTCAAAGCATACTACGACAAGCAACTAGAAGCTGTTGGTGATGACCCACTAGTATTGACGGCAGAGGCGATAGAACCAGTGGAAGGCAAGAGTATTCTATTGGACTACGACAAGATGTGGAATTACGGCTACGGTAAAGAGCAGATCAAAGCCATCAAAAAGGCTTACGAGGACACACCAGAAAAGGGTGCGATGAAGGCGCGGGAGCTTTACAGTGAGAGGGAACGCCAAGCTAATGAGAACCTTAGCAAATATGACTTCGGGTTATTGGAGGCGGTGAGGGCACAGAAGCGAGAGCTTAGAGGCAGGACAAAGCCAGAAGCCAAGGGCGAGGTGGATGCGCGAAAGAATGCGATCATGGAGCAATTTGGAAAAGCCAACCGAT